CCCTGAACGACCTGCTGCGCGAGACATTCCCGATCCCGGGCGCCCAGCGCCTGCCGATCGACATGCTGGCAATCGACGAGGGCGCCTTCACCTCGGATGTCCGGGACTGGGCCTATACCCAGCCGCGCAGCCGGGTCATCACGGTCAAGGGCGCCCGGTCCGAGGTCGGCCCGCCGATGCAGCCGATGCAGAAGCGGGCGCGCAACGGCAAGCCGGCCGGGGTGAACCGCTCAAGCTGGATGGTCAACGTCTCGCTCCTGAAGGGGGAGCTCTACAAGCGCCTTGAGGTGACCGACCCCCTGGCCCGCAACTTCATGGGCTTCCCGCGCGGCCTCGGCGACGACTACTACCGGCAGCTGACCTCCGAGGTCCGCAAGATCAGCCGGAACAGCGCCGGGGTGATGGTCTCGAAATGGGAGGTCCTGCCAGGCCGCCGCAACGAGGTGCTCGACACCGCCGTCTATGCCGACGCCGCCGCGCTTCGCAAGGGCTGGCGCTCGCTGGGCCCCGAGGGGTGGGAGCGCCTCGCCGCCGCCCAGTCCGAACCGCCGGCCGATGCGCAACCCGACCTGTTCGACGCAGCCCCGCCGATCCCGGCCGCGGCGCCGCCACCGCGCGCCACGCCCACCACCTCCGACGCCGCGACGCGTCTGGCCAACCGCTTCATCTGAGGGGTCACATGACCGACACCGCCACGCTCGAAGCCCGGCTGGTCGAGATCGACGCGGCCATTCACAGCCTCGCGCTGGGCCAGACGGCCGTCGAGGTCAGCTACGATGGCCGCACGGTGAAATACACCGCGGCGACCCTGCCCAACCTCCGTGCCTACCGTGCCGAGATCCTGGGCCAGCTCGGCCAGCCGGGCGCCCGCGTCGCCCGCCGGGTGCGCTTCTGATGCTGGGCGGGCTGTTCCGCAAATCCGGGCTGGGCCGGCCGCTGAAGGCGCAGGCCGTCGTGCAGGGCGGCCCTGCTTACAGCGGCGCCGACACGCGCGAGACGACCGAAATCGCAAGCTGGTTCCCGGGCCGGTCCGCGCCGGATGCGGAACTGCAGCGCGACCGCGGCACCATCACCGCCCGCGCCCGCGACATGGTGCGAAACAACGGCTGGGTGGCCGGCGCGATGCCGGGAGAGGCCGACGCCGTCGTCGGCGGCGTGTTCCGCCCCTCTCCCCGGCTCGACCGGGTGGCGCTGGGCCTGTCTCGCGACCAGGCGCGCGACGCCGCCCAGCAGATCGAGGCGGCGTGGAGCGACTGGGCCGACGATCCGCGCCTCACCGCAGACGCCAGCCGCACCGAAACCGTCGGCGGCCTGATCCGGCTCGCTTATCTGAACCACCTGATCGAAGGCGATGCCATCGGCGTCCTGCACTGGCGGCCCGACCGGCGCTGGTCCACCACCCTGCGGGTCGTGGACCCGGACCTGCTGTGCAACCCGATGGACGCGCCCGACGATGAAAGGCTCCGCGGCGGCGTCGAGCTCGACGACGACGGCGCCGCCACCGCTTACCACTTCCGCCGCGCCCACCCGCGCACTGCCTGGCCGACCGCCGAGCCCTTCACATGGGACCGGATCGAACGGGAACACGCCTGGGGTCGCCCGCAGGTGGTGCATTTCTTCGAGCGGATGCGCGATGGCCAGACCCGCGGTGTCAGCCGGCTGGTCAGCGTGCTGGAAAAGCTGAAGGCGGAAGACAAGTACGGTCGCACGGAGCTTCAGGCGGCGATGCTCAACGCCATCCTCGGCGTCTACATCACCTCGCCGCTCGATCACACCGCCATCGCCGACATGCTGTCGGATACGACCGAGGGCAGCGACAACGCGTTCGCGCTCTACTCCGACAGCCGGGCCAACTGGCACAACAACAAGGCGCTGTCGCTGAACGGCGTCCGCCTGCCGACGCTTTACCCGGGCGAGCAGATCTCGACTGTCAGCGCCGCGCGGCCTTCCAGCCAGTTCGCGGCCTTCGAGACTGCTGTCCTGCGCAATGTCGCGGCCGGCCTGCGCACCACCTACGAACGGCTGGCCGCCGACTGGTCCCAGACCAACTATTCCAGCGCCCGCGCCGCCATGGTCGAGATCTGGCGCGGCTGGTCGCAGGCCCGCACCTCCTTCGCGTCCCGGTTCTGCGGGCCGGTCTACATGGCCTTCCTCGAGGAAGCCTTCGACCGCGGTCGCATCCGCGTCCCGGGCGCCCCGGCTTTCTGGGATGCCCCGTCGGCTTGGGCGCGCGCCCGCTGGATCGGCCCGGGGCGCGGCTTTGTCGACCCGGTGAAGGAGGCGCAGGCCTCCGGCCTCCGCATTTCGCTGGGCCTGTCCAGCCTGCGCGACGAAGCGGCCGAACTGACCGGCACAGACTGGCGCGACACGCTGGAACAGACCGAGCGGGAGATCGAGGACTGGCGCACCGCCGGCCTCCTGCACCCCGCGCTTGAACGCCGCGCCAACCTGCTGGGCGGCGAGGCGATCGAGGCCGACATCAAGGAACAGGAGGGGCGCAATGTCGCCTGAATTTCCGCAGATTGCGGCGCGCATTTTTGACACGCCCCTGCTGATCGACCCAGGCAAGGCCCGCGTCATCGCCTCGGCCATCGGCGGCCGTGTTCTGGGCCGCGCCCCCCGCGTCACGGGCGCCGATCAGGGCGGCGACGGTCCCGACTGGGACGGCGTGCCAGGCGCGGTGCAGCCCCGCGCCTCGGTCCTGACCGGCAGCGTCCGCGCGGATTACGAAAGCGAAGGTCAGGCGCTCTACTCGGTCCGGGACGGCGTGGCCATCATCCCGGTGACCGGGACGCTGGTTCACCGCGGCGCCTGGGTCGGGGCATATTCTGGCCTGACCAGCTACGAAGGCCTCTCCGCACAGGTCGCCGCCGCGGCCGATGACCCCGCCGCGCTCGGCATCGTGCTGGAAATCGACAGCCCAGGGGGCGAGGTCTCGGGTCTTTCCGCGCTGGCGGCCACAATCCGCGCCGCGGCTGCGGTCAAGCCGGTGCGCGCGATCATCGCCGATGCGGCGCTCTCCGCCGCCTACGGCATCGCCTCTGCCGCCACCGAAATCACGATCCCGCCGTCCGGCTTCGCCGGGTCCATCGGCGTCATCACCATGCATGCCGACATGTCGCGCGCGCTCGACGCGCAGGGCGTCACGGTCACGGTCATCGCGGCCGGCGCGCAGAAGGCCGATGGCAACCCCTATGCGCCCCTGCCCGAAGATGTCCGCGACCGCTTCCACGCGCAGGTGCTGCAGCTCCGCGACCTGTTCGCCGCCGAAATCGGGCGCGGCCGTGGCGCCCGCCTGACCGCCGACAAGGCGTTGGCGACCGAGGCGGCGGTGCTGATCGGCGCCGATGCGGTCGCGGCCGGGCTGGCCGACATGGTGGCCGAACCCGCCGATGCCTTCCGCAGTTTCGCCGCCGGCCTCGCCGGTACATCGACCGCCCCGACCGCAGGGGCCAGCGCAGGAGGTGCCCCCATGGCACATCGCAACGCCCGCACGCCGGGCGGCACCAAGCCCCGGGCGCCCGCCCGGGCAACCGGAACCACCCCCGACCCGGAGGCGATGGACGCCCCCGAGGACGAGGCGATGGAGATCGACACCCCGCCCGAGGACGCGCCCGAAAGCGAAGACGAGAGCGAGGATGACGCCCAGCCGGAGGCGATGGACGCCCCCGAGGACGAGGCGATGGAGGATGACCCGGCGCCCGCCGCTGCGGCGGCCGAGCGTCGGCGCATCGCGGCCATCATGGATGCGCCGGAGGCGAGGGGCCGCGACGCCCTCGCGCGCCATCTGGCGCTGAAGACGGCGACCGCGCCGGCCGATGCGCGCAAGATCATGGCCGCCGCCGCCGCCGACCACGCGGGCAGCAACAGCCTGGCCCGGCGCATGTCCGGCCGTGACGCCCCGGCGCCGCGCGCCGGCCAGCAGGGGTCCGGCGTCCTGTCGCTGGCCGACCGCTACAAACTCAAGCAGCAGAAGGGGGCCTGAGATGGCGACCAAGACCGAAGTCAACTATGTCGGTGACATCGTCATCAGCGAGGCTGCCGACCACTACTCGCGCACGGCGGTGACCATCGCCTCCGGCGCCGATCTGGTTGCCGGTGCGGTGCTGGGGGCGACCACCACCGCCGCCACGGTCGCTGCGTCGCCCGATGCCGGCAACACCGGCAACGGCGCGATCACGCTGGGCGACCCGGCCTTCTCCGGCGCCGCGCTTCCGGGCGTCTATGTCGCGACCTGCGTCGAGCCCGGCAGCAATGTCGGCACCTTCCAGGTGCAGGACCCCACCGGCGCGGTCATCGGCCGTGCGGTCGTGGCGGTCGAGTTCGACGGGCCGGTGGTCTTCACCATCGCCGACGGCGCGACCGACTTCGTGGCCGGCGACATCTTCCGCATCACCGTCTCGGCCGTGACGCGCAAGTACAAGTCCTCGGCCCCCACGGCCACCGACGGGTCGCAGATCCCGGTCGCGGTCCTGCTGACCCCGGCCACGGCGGCCTCGGCCGATGTCGCCGATGCGGTCGCGCTCGCCCGGCACGCCCGGGTCAACCGCTCGTCGCTGGTGTTCAACGCCGCCATCGACAACGCCGCAAAGCGGCGTGCCGCCACCGATGCCCTTGCGCTGCAGGGCATCACCATCGACGCCCAGTACTGACCGGAGGCCTGAAGCACATGGCAACCCTCGACGTTTTCGCCGCCGACGGCTTCTCGACTGCCGAACTGGCCGAGGCGATCAACATCATCCCCAACCAGTGGGGCATGATCGGCGACCTCGGCCTGTTCGCCGACAAGCCGATCCGCACGCCCGCCTTCCAGCTCGAGGAAGGCAACGGCGCCCTGCAGCTCGTGCAGTCCTCGCCCCGCGGCACCGCCCCCACCGGCGCTGACCGTGGCAAGCGCAAGCTGCGCAACTTCTCCACCGTCCGCGTGGCGCAGGAGCGGCGGGTCTCCGCCGAGGATGTCAGCGGCATCCGCGCCTTCGGGTCCGAGACCGAGCTGGCGCAGGTGCAGGACGAGGTCAACGCCCGCCTGCTCGACATCCGCGCCAATCTCGACATCACCCGCGAATACCACCGCGCGGGCGCGCTGGCCGGCGTCATCAAGGACGCGGACGCCGAAACCATCACCGATCTGTTCACCGAGTTCGGGGTGACGCAGAAGGTGGTGGACTTCGACCTCGGCACCGGCGCGACCGACCACCTCGCCAAGGCGCGTGAGGTCGCCCGGCACATCCAGGTGAACCTGAAGGGCGATGTCATGACCGGCGTCGGCGCCCTCTGCAGCCCGGAGTTCTGGGACAAGCTGATGGCGATCGACGACTTCAAGGACGCCTACAAGTACTACGAGAGCATCACCCAGGCATCGCCGCTGCGCGACGATGTCCGGAACACGCCGGGCGGCTTCCGCTGGCAGGGCATCAACTGGATGGAGTATCTGGGCGAGGCCGACGTGCCGCAGGAGGCCGGCACCAGCACCGCCCGGCGCTTCATCACGGCCGGCGATGCGCGGTTCTTCCCGATGGGCACGCGGCGCACCTTCGCCACCTTCAACGCCCCGGCCGACTACATGGAAACGGTCAACACCCCCGGCCAGCCGTTCTATGCCAAGATGGCGCCGGACCCGACCATGAACCGCTATGTGATGATCGAAGGGCAGTCGAACCTGCTGCCGGTCTGCATGCGCCCCGCCGTGCTGGTCCGCGGCCATTCGTCCAGCTGATGACCCGGTCCACCCTCACTGTCACGGCCCGGTGGTGCTGGCTGGGCCGGCGCGGTCTCTTGGGGAAGTTCGTCTGCGTCTGCCTCATGCGCGGCGGCCTGCCCACCCGGTGGTTCATCGACTTCGAGGCCGCACCATGACCGCCTTCGCCACGGCCGCCCGGACCCTGTTCGGCAACACCGACCTGACCACGGCCGCGGTCTGGACACCCGCGGGGGGCGACGCCGTCGCCCTCCGCCTGATGCTGCGCCGGGCGGACCAGGTGCAGGAGTGGGGAGAGACGGCTGTGGTCACCGAAGCCCGCTCTGCCGACATCCGCACTGCCGATGCGCCGACGCTGGCCGCGGGCGACGCCGTCGCCATCGGCGACGACAGCTATGTGGTGCAGGGCCAGCCGGTCCGCGACACCCTCAGCCTCGTCTGGACCGTGACGCTGGTGCCCGCGTGAAAGTCTCGCTCGGCGTCATCGGCAATCTGGCCGAGGCGATGCAGCAGGAGATCGAGGCTGGGCAGGCCGCCGTCAAGGCGGCCATGGCCGAGGCGTCTGCGGGCCTCAAAGCCGATTGGCGGCAGCAGGTCACAACCGCCGGGCTGGGCCGCCGCCTGTCGAACGCAATCCGGAACGATGTCTATCCGAAGGCGACCGACAGCTTCGAGGCGGCCGGCGTCGTCTGGTCGAAAGCGCCCAAGATCACCGCGGCGCACGAGCAGGGCGTCGTGATCCGCTCCAAGGACGGCTTCTGGCTGGCCATCCCCACCGACGCCGCCCCCAAGGGGCTGCGCGGCCGACGGATCACGCCGGGCGAATACGAACGCCGCACCGGGCGCCGGCTCCGCTTCGTCTACCGCAAGGGGCGTGCCGGACTGCTGGTCGATGACGGCGTCCGGATCCAGGCGCGCACGGGCCGCGTCACGGCATCGCGCTCCAAGTCGGGCCGGGGCCAGGTTACCGCGCCGATCTTCGTTCTGATCCCGCAGGCCCGCCTGAAGAAGCGGCTCGACCTGTTTGCGGCGGCCGACACATGGCAGGCCCGCATCCCGTCGATCATCGCCCGCCAGTGGGACCGGAAGTCGAAATGACCACCACGCGCGAGACGGTGCTGGCCGCCGTGAAATCCGTGCTCGACGCCGTGTCCGGCGCCACGGTCTACCGCAACGCCGCGGCCTCGGTCCCCATGCCGGCCACCGGCGCGCTGATCGTGCTGCGCGATGGCGACCCGGGGGAGCCGGAGGTCCTGCTCTCGCCCCTGACCTACGCATTCCGGCACGAGGCCGAGGTCGAGATCGTGGTGCGCGACACCGACGACGCGACCCGCACCACCGCGCTCGACACGATCCTCGCCAACGTGGCCGCGGCCCTGCACGCCGACCGCACGCTGGGCGGCCTCTGCGACTGGATCGAGGCCCGCGCCCCCCGCCCGCGCGACCAGGCCGCCGAGGGGCAGGAGGCCACCCGCGGCGTCACCGTGCAGGTGATGATCGACTACGACACGACCGACCCGCTGGGCGACGGCGGCGGCGCGGCATTCGCGGCCATCGCGGCAGAAACCGTGATTTCGGCCACCACCACAATCGGCATCGGCGGAGTGCAGCTCTGATGGCCACGATCCCCAGCCTCCCGTTCACCGGCTCCCAGCTTCACACCGCCCTGACCGCGGTCAATTCCGAGGTCGGGGGCAAGGCGGACACTTCGCACACGCACACCGTCTCGCAGCTCACCGACATCAACACCGCCGACAAGCTGCTGATGAGCGCGGCGGAGCGCGCCAAGCTCGCCACCGTGGCGACGAATGCAGATGTCTCCCCGGTGGCCTCGGTCGTCGGCCTGACCGGCGCTGTCTCGAAGGCCGCCCTGCTCGCGGCGCTGAATGCCGAGGACGGTGCCACCGCGGACCAGAGCGGGTCCGAAATCGCCACGCTGCTCGACACGCTGCTGGGCACCAGCGCATGGCGCACAGCGGCTGTCGCCTCGGTCGGCGGGCAGACGGGTGCGGTGGCGGTCTCGGCGCTGCGGGGTGGCGTGCGGACGGTGACCGAAAGCACGGCGCTGGTCGCGGGCGACAACAACGGCACCGTGCTGGCGAATGGCACCCTGACAATCACCGCGCCCGCTGGCCTGACCGCGCCGTTCTCGGTCAAGGTCCGCAACATCGGCTCCGGCACGGTGACATTCGCCGCCGGCGGCGGCGCGACCCTCAGCAAGATCGCCGCGCAGGCGCTGACCTGCGCCACGGCGAACGCGGTGGTGGTGATCAGCGCCGACACGGCGAACACCTTCTTCGCCGACGGCGGTCTGGACGCTGCGTCATGATTGGCCACCACGCGCTGATCTT